TTTAATGGGTTAATTATTTTCGTCTAACTTTTAGCTTTGACCCACTTATGTTGTCGCTTGGTACTGCTCTGATAGTCCAGCCATTAGAAGTTGTTACTTTTTCATGAGTCCCTCTCGGATCCATATCAACGTTCTTAGATTTAGCTATACTTTGTTTCATTGCATCAGCTTTACCTTGTTCGTAAAAGTGATTAGCAACAGCATCTGTGTTCATTGCTGTAAATAAAGCTTTGTGATAACCTTTAGCATCTATCATTTCATTTTTATCGTTCAAGAACTTCTTGACAAAATTATTAATGTTGCTTTGGTTTTCTTTTAAGCTTTCTGCATCTTTAACATTAAACCGATATTTTTTCTCTCCAACATTAAAATCAAAACCTTTGAAATCTTTGTTAAAAACACCATCTGTTTTCTGTAAAAATATTTTTGTTTGCTTTTCAGCTGTTTTTTTAGTTTCTTCTTGCTCTTTATTATAGCGGTTAAAGAACTCTACCGCTTTTTGTTGATCTGGATTTAATTTTGATCCAGCTTTAATTTCTTCGTAATATTGATTTTTTAAACTCTCAAGATGCTTTTTAGCTTTTGCAGCCTCTTCTTTAAAAGCTATTTTTGCTTTTCTAACATCTTTCGGCTCGTCTAACTCTTCATCATATGAAAAGTCTTCCATAAGAATATCAATATCTTCTTTGTCTAAATGAGGTTTAGTTGTTTCGTAAAATTCACGAATTAACTGCGATTCATTTAAAGTAGAATAATCTGTATTTAATTTAACATAATCTTGCAAAGACCCGCCTGTTTCATTTATAAAGTCTACAACTTTTTGAATATTTTCAGGAAGTTCGACCCCTGTTTCATTTGACTCAGCCACGGCTGCTTCAACCTCTTCTTGTATTTCTTGGGCCTGTTCTTCAACCTCTTCTTCGGTTATTTCCTCTAATACTACTTCTTCTTCTTCGGCGTCCCGTACTTCTTCAACCACTTTTTCGCCGTCTGGCGCGTCTTCGGATTCTCCGACAGCAGCATCGCTGTCATTTGGGCTTTGCTCTTGAACGGCATCTTCTTCTAGTTTATTTAAATCTGATAAATTAATTTTTATTGTTCCCTCTTCGTCCTGCGTTACAGGTCCTGTGGGCTTTTCTTCAACAACTTCATTTTCAGTTGTTGGCTGCTCTTGGGTTTCTTCTTGAACCTCAAGAACTTCTTCTTGGTTTTCTGACATGATAAAATATTATATAATTATACATTACTATTATTACTTAGGTTCAAAGGTTCCTAAGTCAAACCCCCCGCCAATTATGTCGTTTCCGCTAGATTCGAAATTTTTAGGTGGCGTATTGTTTTTTCTCTGTTCTATAAGCTCACTCTGCTGAGTTGCTTGGAGCTTAGTTCTTTGATCTTTTCTATTTTCTTTTTCTTGTTCTTTTGCACTTTGGCCATTAACTTCTATACCCTTAAGTTGCATGTTATATTGGAACTCTTGAGCCATTAGTTCTTTTTTAGCCATAACCTCGGCTTGGAGTTTTTGTAATTCAAATTGATTCTCCATTTGCATTAGCTCAGCTTTTTGAGATGTTAAAGCTTGATTCTTTTGTACCTCGGCTGCTGCTGCAACTTCTTGCGCCTGTGCGTTTGCTTGAGATTGAGCTTGAATATTTTGCTGCTGCATTAGTTGATCTCGCTCTTGCTTCTGCTTACGTCTTATTTTTAACAATTGATTAGCTAATTTAAGATTTTTGATATCTCGTATATCAATTGCATCATCTAAATCAATTAAACCAGCAGAAAGTGCTGTTTGTATATTGTTTTCAAGCATAGCTTTTTCTTCCTCGTCGGGCATTAACTCTATAAATATGCCAAAATCATACAAGTGTAAGTTTTCCATTTCAGAAAGCGTAGCTACATTGTGGGCGCCTATTTTTTGTATAAACGCTTCTTTTGTTGGTGAGTACTCTATAATATCAGATACTCTTAACGATAAGCATTCAGCGAGTTGAGATGTTATAAATAAACCACCTTCCATAATATGCCTTGTAGCTGTATTACTGTTAGCCGCTGCTATTTTTTGCACACCAACAAGAGCTTTTGCGTCTGGCATACTGCCATCGCGAGCCTCATTTAACCCGGTCACATCACGGATCATTTGCAGATAATAGTTATATGTACTAATTAATGCTTGTAATTTATTGCCACCACTACCACTTGTTATTTCCTGAATAGGCACTTTGCCTGGGTTCATATCCCCATCTTGTGTAAACGATCTGCCTATTACAGAACCAGTTTGGAAAAACATGTTTAATGCCTCCTGTGGATTGTAATTAGTTCCATTACCCAAATCTATTTCGGCCAACCCATCAGCGTCAAGATATACACCATCTGGCACCATCCTTGACATAACTTGTTGTAGTTTTAAATGCGTAAGCTGTATCATATCAGCAAAACCAGTAACTCTGGATACCAAAGATTCTATTTTACCTTTATACATTCTAGGTGCTGTAATGCTGTAATTCATTAAAACCTTAGAACTATCGCTTTTAGGGCGCATCATATTTTTTGCCATTTCCCATTTAAGCAAGTAATTAGTTCCTAACACTAAAACTCCTTCATATAAAACCTCTAAAGATCTTGATAGTTTCCCAAATTTCTTTTCTAGTTCGTCTACAGGCGGATTAAATTGATCATCTCTAACAAGTATTTTACTTGCGCCAGTAGCAGTTTCTTTAACTTTATAAACTTCGTTCATGTAAGTTTTATAATTAAAGTAAAGTATCTGTACCGTATTGCTATCGGATCTATCGTAATTTGTTATTGTTCTATCGTAAAAGCCGTTATTTTGATAACCCTGTTTTGATATTGATTCTAAATCTTCATCTGTTAAATCAGGAAATTGTTTTTTAAGCTCATTTAAAGGAATAGATTTTACTTCCCCTACATAATATATATCATCAAAATAAGGTGACTCTGTATAAGACCAAACTAAATTAGCAGGATCTACATAATCAACAACAACACCCTCCGATTTTGAAAAATAATTTTTTACAGCTCCAATACCAATAGTTGTTATATCATATATAATCCTTTTCTTTGTTAAATCATAATGGTTACCATTTAACAAAGTTTCAATAGCCTGCTCTTCTGCCATTTCTACAGCTTGCTTGTAAGATAGCTGCATGTGAACTTCTAATTCTTCTTGTGACTCTGGCAGTTTGTCGGGATCTGATTCGAATAAATTAATGCCAAATTCTTGCTCAACAAATTGGTTAAGCTCCATGGTTTGCATATCACGAATGATAGCTTCCATATATCTGGTTCTTTTTTCTACACCATAAGGATCTTGCGTATATGCTTTTATATCAAACGCTCTTTCAGATATACCATTAACTACAATATCTACAAACTTAGGTATAATAGGGACTGGCTTCCAGTCTAAATTTAAATAAGACAGATCGCCATTAATAGATAATTCATCTTTGTATTTTTGAATACCTTGTTCCCCTCTAGAATATAATCTTAAATTATGAAATGTATTTTGATTACTTCTAAACCGTGTAGTACCAGAGTCTGATTTAAACCACTCATCTTGAATAGCTCTACCAACTCTTAACCCATATTCCGAGGACATTTTCTCAGCGTCGCTCGCAACCTGGCTTGGAAAAAAACTTTTTATAACTGACTCAGCCATATGTTTATTTTATTATTTTGGATATTGCACCGGTGTTTTTGTATTTTGCAATGCTTAAATTTAACTTCGGTTTTTGTATTTGTGCATTAGGACGATATAAATGTCTATTACAAGCCATAATAGCCAAACCTGAGCTAATAGCGGCATCAAATTTTGTTCTTTTGTTTATATCAAACTTAGCCCAATCATTTAGTGTATCATTAAAATACAGGTTGCCGTATTCTCCATCACTTTTTAATCCAACGTAGGATTGTATGTAAGTTTCAATTGCAGCCGCGTGGGCTTGCTTAATGTCTTCAGACGAGTTGGGTATTCCTCCAACTTCTTTTTCTGCAACAGATAATTTATTATATATCTTGTCTGGCCTATTCATAGAGTAACCTCTATAGCCTCTTCTTTTTAAATAATATAATAACCTAGGTTTGTTATTCTCTGCTAGTAGAGGCATGCCATAAAAAACTAAAGCCATCAATACATCTTCAAAAAATATTTCTGCCGTTTGTGGCCTTGCTACGTATTCTAAAAAAAATGTATTAGGAGGCGCATCTTCCATACTAAATTTAGTTAGCCCATGCAACGCCCCTTTAGATCCTTTGCCGTCTGTAGTTCCCGATATATCGTAACTGTCACAACCGAATGCTCCCATGTGCTCATTGCCTGGGAATCTAATGCCATTTTTTATTATTTGCTTATTTTGTAAATTAATTCTTGGTATCCAAGAAATATTAAATCTGCCGTTAGGATTAGGGCTAAACATTACTTTTGTATCTTTAATCCCATTTTCCCATTGAAAACTGCCTTTTGTTATAACATTAGTATTACGCAAGTCTTCATTGTAATCAATCTGTTCGTATATTTTTACTAAATTAAATATACTGTTTTTAGTTTCATCCCTAAACGCATGCTCTTCTGTGCGCGGAAACTGTCTATAAAACTCATTTAAAGCGTCCTGGTCGCTTTTTAATCCTTCAACCTCATTATCCCAGTGTTCAATAACCCCGACTTCGATAGCGTCCCCGTGTGGGCCAATGCAATCCTCTGGTGGATTTTCGAATACAGGCATTCCATAATTGTCAATGAATCCTTCGTAATTCCATTCCATAGGTATGAACAAAGAATATAATCCTGACTTAGTTTGCCCATTGCGGTTTCTTTTTGTAACGTCTGAGTCATTATAAAGCTTTTTAAAGTTCTCTCCACCTTTGTCTAAAGCGTTTGATGTTGAGCCCATCATACATTTACCAATAACTCTACTACCTAATCTTAATGTAGTTTTAGTGACGCGCCAGTTGTTGAGGATATTATCGGGTCTTTCCCATTTCCCACTCTCATCGTGTACGAGGAGCTTGAGCTTCTCCCCATCGTAGGAGTTATCACCTGTGTTCTTCCAGTCGATCGTTGTGTCCAATCCTTCAAGTAACTCCTGGTCTTGTTTATTTTGGATGGATTTTCTAGTGAGTCTACTGGCTGGAATTCTATAGGCGAGCTCGGTTTTTGGCCTGTCCATACCGTCCTGGATGGGTTTGAAAAAGAAGGGATAGTTAACGGATATTGGTACGACTTTATCTGTGAACATTTTTTTAGCATCGGCTCCAGACTTTGACAAGATACCATACCGTGCATCTGATGTAATTGTTGCCAAATTAACGGTTTCTGCTGAAGACATAAATGAAAATCCTGAACGACGGTTTTTAAGATAGCACATTCCATAAGACCGTGAGTCAGCTTTACTAGCTTCCCAGAATATAAAGAATAGTCTGTTTGCTTCCCTAAAGTCTGGCTTCCCAACGTCAATCTTGCTCCACTGCAAGTACATAAAGTGAGTGCCAGTAATGTAAGTAGCCACGCCTTTATTATTGAACCAATGGCCTTCTTCTCTGCGTTTAAATTGTTCATCTATATATGGTTCCCATTTTTCTTTAAAATCATCTGGATATTCTCGCCAATCAAAAACACTTTGTATTTGCTTTAGTTCTTTAGGGTATTCATCTGCAACCCATTTATCCTGTGATTTATCTATTTTAGCTGGGGTTTTTGGTAATGCAATTCTTAAATTTTGAATATTATATATATCACCGATTTGCCCAGTCTTGCTTATAACTACAACATCATGTTCTTTGTTATAACCGTATCTCCACTTTTTTGATTTATTTAATCTAGCTATTGTATTAGCTTTTATAGGAGTCTCTACTCTATATAAATTTTGCTCGTACATTATTTAGATCTTCTTTCTGCAAAACCTGAAAAAGTTTTTTTCTTTTCTTCAATTGCAGGTTTATTTTCAAGTATAGCCTCTTCATCTTGTATACGAGATAATATCTCGAAAGCGTCAAATATAGCTAACTTTTTTGTAGCAGCCGCATTCTTAAGCCTGTCGGCAGATATATCATCATCTGAATCAACTATAGGCTCTTTAGCTACTTTTATTAATTCCTCAACCGCTCGCTGCCCAGCTTGGATTATATTCTTCTTCGTTTCCTTGATATTCATATTTGATTGTAATTTGATTGGTTGGTATGCGATACAATTTTTGTTTATTAATAATAAACTCATATTCCATACCAGGTCGGAAACCGACTATATCTCCAGCCTCTATATTTTTCAAAGCTGGATCCTTATACTTTAATATGCCTTTTAAAGGCTTTTCAAAATCAATAGAAAACATTTTGTCTTCTTTTATCGGGGCAACAAAGTTATATCCCGACAATGGTATCCATTTAATTATATGCTTATAAGCGTATATTTGCATTTCATTTACAAAATATAAATCGTCTTTATAATAGCTTCTGCTATTTTTTTCAACTCCTCTAATATCTCTATATCTTCTAAAAACATTATGATGCACAACAACCTCATCACCTAAACATATGCCTGTTTGGTTGTTTATTGGTAATCCGACTACAACACCTATTCTTGAAACAAAATTATGATCTTGCAAATCGGTATTTAATATTAGTTCTGTGTTATCAATTGTTTTAGAATTGTTATATCTTTCGCCAATAGGCTTTATAACAAAATCAAAAACACCGCGCATTAATAATCTATATTATATTCTATAGCTATGGCCATGTGCTTATTAAAGTCTTTCCATGGTATAACATCATTACCTTTCTGTATATAGATAGAGTACTTTTCTTCTTCCTCTATAATATTAACTATAGTATGACCGCCATACACTTCCTGTCCAACAGAATAGTGCATAGCGTCATTTTTATAGTCTTTCCCAATGCTTATTTTCCTAAGCAGGTTCATTGGCTTTTATTTCCCCGGTTTTAATATCAACTTGTACATCACCGTATTCGTCTTGTAAACCTTTCTGAATTTTTTCAAGCTGGGCTCTTATTGCGCCCATCATGTGTAGTAGCTCATGCTTCTGCACTTCCACCCCACCTATTTGCAATTGTAATTCGTTTACTTTAGTTACTGCTGTTTGTAATTCTGCTAATTCTGCTTTTTTAATTTTTGCCATTTTATTTAATTTAATTTTTATTATTCATCGATTTTGCTTTTTCCCACGAACGACCGACAAAGTACGCTCCATAAACTGTAACAAGAAGAGTCTGGAATATAGGGATATACTCTTCTGCTATTTTAAATTCTCCAATGTTACCGTCAAAAAACGCTAATATTGAAAATATAAATGTTAAATATATTAAAACAAGTGGGCGAATGTTCTTTGATAAAAAAGAATCAGATGCCATATCCGCTTTCCACCTTGCTGTTATTTCTTCTTGCGCTTGCTTATCGGCCTCTTCTAATATTTGCACAATCTTTTTTTGAGCCTCAAGCTTTTCTTCTTCTGTAGTGGTAAGATCATCAATAACTTTTCCGACCTCTTTTATAACATTACCCGTTAGCCACTCCCATATTTTTTTCATTATATTTTATTTTTTATACGGAAACATTTCGTTTAATTTAGCTTTCCTGCGGGCGCAGCCGCATGGTATATTTAAGCCTTCCGAAACTTTATCAACGACAGTCTTTATTCCGGTTGCTTTAGTTATTTTCTCTACTGTGTCTCCTAAACCTTTTGATTTCATAATATTAGCATTTCCATCTACGCCTTGCAGCGCAGATTCTTTTATCTGGTGTTTTACTACAATTAATATTATGCATTTGCATTTGGCCTTTTGATCTGGCACAATATGACGTACGCCTTTTACCACCTCCCGGTTGAGGAGCCTTAAGGTTTCCGCCTGTTTGTTTATTATATGCTTTTCTCCCAGCAGCCGTCATTCCAGCGCCTTCCTTTGCGCTTAAAAAATGCCTTCCTTTGCCTTTCGTTGTTTTACGAAGTTTTTGTACTGGAGATGCTGCGTATGGTTGCGTGTACATAATTATTTACCGTAATATCCTTTTTTATAATTTTTAGCAGAAGATTCCGGTGCTGCTAAAATTTTTGATTTTAATGCGTCAGGTAAATTCTTTTGATTACCTATAAGAGCTTTCATAGCCATGCTCTTTGGAGCCTGCTTATATCCTCTTTGCATTTGAATTCCGTATTTCTTTTTGTTTGCTTCAGTAGCCTCTGTACTTGAGCTTGATGTTCCTTCCGTTCCAGCTACAGCTGCTTTACCTTTTTTAGTAACAACTCTATTGTCATTAGTGCCACCTGTTGCAATTTGCTCTGAGGTTGATTTACCTCTGATGCCTTGCTTAAATTGCTTTTGCACGTGATCTCCAATTGATTTCATACCTTTATTAGCATCGTAACCTTCACCTAGAGCTATTTTCTTTTTAGCCGTAGCTTCCTTAGCATCAAAACCAAATCTAGAAATAGCTTCATTTTTCTTTTGAGTATCAGAAACACTTACATTATAGTCACCTACACCTTTGCCTCTGCTGGCAGATGATTCTAAATCGCTATCAAATCCAATTTCATCATATTGACCTTTATTAAATCTTTTAACATTTTTTCTATACTCTTTGCCTTCTTTGCCCGTTCCAAATGTTCTTTGAAAAAAGTTTGCGCCCGTAGCTGCCTTCAGCCCAGCTTTAAGTTGTTTCTTTTCTTCTCTAAGCTCTTTACGTCCTGTTCTTTTACTTATTCTATTTGTAGACGTATTAGTTCTCATTTGACCCCTGTTTTGATATGAAGTAAAAGCATCGCCTCTTTTTTCAGGTTGAGCAGGTGTGCCCGGGGTGCCTGGAGTTGAAGAAGGTATATCAGCAAAAGAATCAGAAGTACCTGCAATTACTTTAGTATTCATTTTTCTATACTTAGCGTCTTGAGCTTTTCTTTGCTCTGGCGTAAGCGCAGCGTATGCCGCATCACCTTCTGCAGTTCTTTTTGGTGGAGTATAAATTGTTTTGGCGTCTTTTCCTTTAGTTTTAATTTTAATCTTTTGATCTTTTACAACATAGGATTGATTTGGATTAAGACTAAGTTGATCACCTTCTTTTGTAGCGTCTTTAAGTTGTTTTGCTACTGACCCAACATTTAAAAGAGGCTCTCTTACCATGCCGCCTTTACTATTATGCTGAATTCTAGATGTTATTGGTTTGTTCATGACTGTCGTTGTTATAGTTTTATATTTGAAAAATCAAAATCAGGCAAATCTATTTTATAATCGCCCGCGCTTTTTTTCTTGTTAAATTTATCCATCATACTGGTAAATACATTTTTACCCTTTGTGCCGTCAGATCCTTCTGAACCTTCTTGCTCTGGCGGAGCCTGCACAGAATCCTCTTTCTTTTCGTCTTTTTTAATAGACTTGTCTATCATTTGGGCAATATTATTACTGCCATAATCTAGGGTTTGTTGCTCTCCTTCTATTATATTGTATTTACAAGGAGATTTTGCTTTGTGTGTAATTGGTATTGCCATAATTATTTTGGATTATATGCTTCTTTTTCCCACTCGAAACCTGCGTGCCCTTCGTGACTTTTTCCGCCGTCTCTTGATTTTATCATACCGCCGACTCTATCGTAAACTCTAGCAGGTGACTTTGTATCTTTTTTCCATGTCACAGTGTCTTCAGTATATTGCAACTTATTTTGCAAAAATTGTTTGTGATGCTCATTTTCGTGATCTATAGCATTTTGCTTTTCTTTTTCAGAAGCCTTTTTGTCTACAAATGTAGTTCCGTCTCGATTGGCTTCAGCAATAACGTTTGTGTCTAAATTTTTTTCAAAAACTGGTCTACCAAACTCAGATAACTCTTCGTTTATACCGAATATTTCCCCTTTAGACTTTAACTTAAATGCCATTATTCTTTTTTACCGCCCATTAACTTTCCAGCTAATGCGCCTGCTGCGCCTTTAATTAATGCTGGAGCTACTGCCCCGGCAATTGCGCCTAATATTTTTGAAGGTGTTTTTACCGCACCGAGCTTATTTGGCCCTATTCCTTTTGGTCCCATATTATCTTTCTTTATCATTAATCATATCGTCAATCGCCTTATTAAAGACTTTATCTGTATATGTTTTGTTTTTATAAAATGTACTCCTTGCAGATGTTGGTAAATCTTCTTCAGCCAACATTATTCTGTATATTCTTTTTATAAGCAGCTTGCATTTGTTAGATGTTTTATATGCAGCATACTTTGAAGTTGTTCTGTTGCGTTCTTTAAAAACATCAATCCAACCTTCACGGCGTAGTCTTTCCCACCGGTTTTTATCCCAACTATAGGTATATACGCCATTAATAAAATCATTACGTGTAAAAAGCTTTTTGCAATCTAAGTAAATAAGCAGTTCTAAATCCGCGTCTTTTAAGTTATAAGTTTTACAGGCCCACCTTCTGATAAGCCTGTAATACTTTAATAAATTTATTTCTTGAAGATCTTCTGGGCTCAGCCTCATTCTATAAGTACTATATCTGTTATTTTTAGCACATAATATAAGGAATTATCCCACTCGATACCGTGACCCGCGTGGCGATCGTATCTTACAAGATCACCTTCTTGCAATATATCTATTTGATCCCCTATGCTTATTACCCGCCCCTTTATATATCGAACGTCTGTATTTTGCTTTTCAGTTAATTCAAGTCCACCTACTTTCTTCGGCTCCTCTTTTATTTTTTGAACAATGACGAAATGGTTTATTGCTTTCATTATGCCATTCTTTTATTACTTACTACACAATCAGCCGATATAATAGTCGTTACAACACTTACTGCATTTTTTAATGCTGACTTTGTGACCAACACAGGATCTATAATACCTGCTTTAATCATATTAACATCTTTGCCCGTTTTAACGTCTACACCTCTATTTTTAATTTGAGGGTACACAATAGGCATGTTAGCATTTTCTAATATAGTTTTATATGGTGCTTTAATTGCTTCCAGCAGTATTTCTTCGCCTTTGTTTTTAGGCTTAATAAGTGTTGAAGCATTTAATAACGCTACACCACCCCCTGCTACTATACCTTCTTTATAGGCGGCTTTTGTCGCATATATTGCGTCTTCCACTCTGTCTTTCTTTTCTTTAAGCTCGACTTTAGAATCAGCACCCACGTGAATAACACCAACTTGACCAGTTAGCATTGACAATCTTTGTTCCAGTTTTTTCTTAAAAAATGGGTTTGTCTCTTCGTTGATTTGTTTTTCAACATCTATTATTCTTAAGGCTACTTCTTCATTTGCTTCAGCAACTTGCAGAACAGTGTTTTTGTCATCTGTAACAGACTTAAATGCTTGTCCTAATACATTAGGCTCTATGAGATCTAAATCGTCTCCTAGCTCTTCATTTATAATCCTAGCACCCGTTAATA